TTCGCTTCCCACTGCATCTGAGCATCTACAATCGCAGGATAAACCGCTGCCAGATCGTAACCAAATTTGAAGCCGGGAGAATCCACAAACTCGTTCCACGCTTCGGCTGCTGGTATGTGATCTCCACACCACGCCTCAACACCACCGTAGCCCGTCTTAACGGTTTTTCGTCCGAGGTGTTTCGCCCGTACTGCGAAGAATGTTCCGGAGTAATGCCAACTGTTAGCGGGGGTCAACGGTACATTGCCAAACGATCGAAACGAACCGAAAGACTTGTAACCTTCGGACAACTTATGCACGACTTTGGATGTATTAAACACCACGGTTTCGTACATGCACTCTGTCCATATCCTGACCGACTCAGACGCCGCCGTATGTTCCCGAACGCCCTTTGCATGAGCATAAATCAGAACGTCGTTTTGCCCCTGCGGAATGCGGTTCTGCAATTCACGGAACGTGGGGTTCTCGCCCTGTGGAGTGTTGGCAGAAACAAACAATTCGAACCTGTCACCCAGTGCTGCCTGTACTTCTTCGATCGGGGCCGTGTTATCATCAGTAACAATACCGACAACGCATCGCCCGTTGATTGTCTCTGCCAGTTCTCGCCACAGTTTTGCGTGCCATCTCCAGTATTGTTTCAACGGCCACATGTGGGCACCGAAATGAATCACGGGAGTGTCTGTGAACGGGTCTGGTTTCGGTGGTGGTGCTGATTGGGCTGCGTCTCTGAGTTGTATTTGTGACGTTGACAATCGCATCATGCGGTGATTGCGGGAAGCCCTGACTCCGGGAACTCTGGCTGGCCTCACCACCTTGCAGGTTGTCTTCGCAATCGCCAACACGCCCGACACTATTTCACCAATCCTCTTCCGCTGTCCGTCCTTGTCGCCATGTGCCGCCCGCCATGATTGCGGCCATGAGATTTCCGCGTAAAGTTTCTGAGTGATCGCGGCGTGATCGTGGGCTGACATGCGGTCGAGTGATAGCAAATAGGTCTTGCAGGAACCGCAAGACACGGGCTGTCCTGTATCCGCTTGGATCGCGGCCATCATGAGGGTGCCAGCGTTTGAGCAGTCGGTGCATTTGCCACGCTTCCCCGTGCTACAGGATTTACGCTGCGGGCTTGTTGCTGTCTTGGCCAGCGGCGACACGTACGCTTCGCCCGCCAGCATCGCGTCAATGCGGCCCTTGTCGCGTTTACAAAGCGTTTGCAGCGTTGGCTTCAGTGCGATGTTTCGCAGAGTGCAGAAGCCTGAGAGTTCGCACTGGCAGGAGCCCCCAGTTTGGACCACGGGATCGGGGGCACGAATATTCTTGTCCAGACTTATCCTGAACTCAGCCGACCCATACCCCAAAACGATATCGTAGTTTGCGCAAAGATAATCCGCCCCTTGCTGCCACTCCTGATGAGACCAACCGAGTTCGTGTGTCTCGTGCAAAAACAGCCGCCGTCGAATCCAGTTGAACTTGATGCCGAGACTTCGAAAATGGTGCGGAATCCAGTAATCCCAAACTGGCTTTCCGATCCCGAATGGTGCCTTGGGAAGAGTTGCGGCGAGTTCTGGAGTCATCAGGAAAACATCGAGGCCGGAAGTCTCCAGCGTAGGGTGGGACCGTCTTCCCGGCTGATGGTTGTACCGAATTCCGATCGTGAGTTCGTCCGGGTGTTTCATAGCCTCGTCAATAAGAGTGAGGTCTCCACTGATCTCAATGTCCGAATTGATCAACATGAACATCCCGCCGGTCTCGATCCCAACTCGGACCAGTGAAGAAACCAATTGCGTCTTGCGGTCGTAGAGGGCCGTGAGGTCTTCACACGCAACCGTGCTGACTCCTTCCGGTAAAGTCATTACGGATAGTTCCTCAGCGGTGTTCACTACCACCACGCGAAGCCCTGCATCCAACCATGATTGAATACAGAGCAACTGCCGGTCTGCCCGAAGTGGGTTCGGATTCATCGACGTGATTGCGGAACAGTTGCGATGTTCGCTCATCAGCAGTTACTCGCCTCTTCAAAGATCGTGACATCGTTTATTTGATAGTCGAGTGGGGCAGAAAATGAATCCACTGTAAGAATCGCGGGGCAATTACAGTCCATCCCGATGACGTTGATGTAAGTCAAGTACCACGTCAAATCCCCGACAGCTATGGCGGTTGCGTAGCGATAGTAAACACACAACGGGCATCCGATGCAGCAAACCATCATTATATAAAGAGTGTCTCCTCTTGTGCCGCCCTGCGGTATTGGATAGTTGCCGGAGTTACTGCCGGTGTAAGCAGGAAACGGCCCGCCGGTAGGATATGGGGCGCACACAATTCCTTCGGCACTCGTCATACCGTAACTGAGCGGGAACTCTCGTGGTGCATCTCCATGCGTTCCGTTTCCGGATGACCACAGCAGCGTTAATGTTTGCCCCATTGGTCGACCGCAAATGCAATCACCGATGACCGTTGCACAGTTGTTGCAGTCATTGCATCGAAAGTTGAAATACGATCCATCGTAAAGCTCTATGGTGCCGGACAGGTCTTCGCAGCCGGTGACAATCGCGGTTGATTCTTCCCCGTCGACTGTGGCAGTAACTATACAGTTGCCGTAATCGTCTCGACCTAGTGCCAGCCTGATCTCAAAATTACCAATCGTACCTTCCCAAACTGGCGGATCACAATCACTGTAGGCTGTGTCAGTGAGTGTTCCGGAATAGGTGTCTACCGCGTATTGTGTGCCATAGGAAAACAGAGCTTCGAAAACATCAACGCACAGCGTCCTGCAACTACACCGACAAGTCCCACAGAAAAACTCATTGCACCCCCCATAAGGATCAGTGGTCAGTGCCAATGGTCGTGGCTCGTGCTTTGTCCAAGTGAGAGTGCCCTCGTCGTAGCCAATCGTCACACCAACTGAGCCGCCCGGATCTCGACAGCTTGCCCCTTCGTAGCAGGTTGCTCGGTAAACTTCTTCGCCATCGAGGGTAACGATGTACTCGCATTCACCGATCTGTGGGATTGGAAGCGGAGGCCCCTGCATCATTACGACACGGAAACCAATGTTATTAGATCTGGTTGTTGGATCAACAACACGGCGGCTTGCTGATCGGCATTCAGCAGCGGTTGAATCCCATGCACCACCACGAACTATGTTGTTAGCTTCCCCGCCTTCAGCCGTCCACTCCCATACGTTTCCGTGAGTATCAAATAGGCCTGCTGAGTTTGGAACTTTAGTTGCCCTTGTTTGCGTCTGCCCAGCACTGTTATTCGTAAACCATCCATGAGTCGGCAAGTCGGCAGGATCAGCACCGAAAAAGTATGCTCCTGTTGCTCCAGAGCGACAAGCGTATTCCCACTCTGCTTCACTCGGCAACCGATATGTTCGTCCCATTGCAACTTCGGCGGGCAGAGCACTTAGTCTAACGCAAAATAAATTAGCGTCATCCCAAGACACCATCTCAACCGGATTATTTCCAATTTCAAAATAGCTTGGGTTCACCCCCATAACCGCATAATACTGTTCTTGGCTGACTTGGCTCAATCCTATATTAAACGCCTCAACAGATTCAACGTGTTGCGTCTCGTTAGCATTCCTCCCCGGTTCGTCTACCGGGCTTCCCATCGTGTAAGTCGCCTCTACGATTGCGGCCCACGACATGCCAATTGAGTTAGCACTTAATTCGGTGCCAGGAATAATGTCTGGCAGAATTTCACGTTCCCAGTACGATACAAACGCCAGTCCGCCAACCGTGCCAGTCCATGATGAGCCGCCGAACGTCGCAGTACCGTACGTGGTGGCTTCGCCGTAGACTTCCAGTTCCAAGCACAGCGTGCAGGGCAAAGCACCGCAGCACTGATCAGCAGGAGCAATGTCGCACGCCTCGACCTTGAACTCGGAGCACGGTTTGAGTTTTGTTGATCCTTTGCGGAGGTATCGTGGGGGCATCTATCAACACTCCGGCTGGGCACAAAGGTCGTCAATCACCCAACGGGGCTCGCAGGCTCCTGTCAGCGGGTACATGTATGTGGCGCGTCCAGTTGTTCCGAGCAGATCATCTTCGACCAGACCGTGGAGGTAATTGCAGATGTCATACACATCGTAGGTGCCCTCGTAGTTTGCTCCGGGCGGCGTTCCCGTGCAACTTTGGTTGTAGTGTGTCGCCGTCACAACCAGTGTCGTTTCGGAAACGTAATCGCTTTCAGGACAGAGAAGGGAATCAATCGTGAACCAGATCGTGTGCCCTCCGCCTGAGCCGCCGCCGCCGACCTGGACGACAACGCCGATTCCGTCAGCATTCCGCTGACGTAGTACTCGGAAACCAGTTCCATCTGCGGTCATGCTCCAGCTAGATTCAACCGGGCCTACCTCATCCCCTACCACAACACCTGCCGCAAGTAGTACCGGCCTCGGCCTGTCCCATACAAGTGATTCACCTTTACCGCCTACGATGACTGGTGCAAAACCGCTGGTGAAGAATAACCCGTCCGCACCATTCGGTTTTGAGGCGTGGCTAGTCGTGTCAAAGGCAGTCCTGAGCTGGACTACCCCACACGCCGGGATCACCTCCCCTGATTCGTTAACCCACGGTATCGTTGCGGACAAGTCCACTGAGGACCGGTTGTTTTTTATATGTCGATCAGTCATTAGCGTCCCTCACCCTCGCTGCCTCTACCTTAGCCCGGTGGAGGTGTACCGCAGATCGTGTTGCCCTCAGGTGTGCGACACGTTGAGCCCTCGACGGAATCTTCTTGTCGAACTCAAAATTTCTGGACGCGGTTGTCCGGTTAACCGCGTGCTCGTACTCACCCGTCGTCATGACGTGGTTGACTTGGATGATAGCACCGTCACATCGAATTGCAAGGTCCGGCTGGTTGTAGATGATATGCTGGCTTGCCGTCGTCACAAACATACCAGACGCTGCCGCAGCCGCCGCGTCACCCAATGCCTCCAAAGCAACCTGATTCGTACTGAAACCGGTAACGAGATGGTCCGCGTCATACGCCACTACCGTTTCGGCCCGGTCCTCATGACGAATCGCGTAGTACCCAGTTCCGGTCGGCTCCGTCTCCACGTCGTACTCGTAGTGTCGCCACGATCCGGTGGTTGCACTTCGGATACGAATCGTTACCTCGATCCATAGATCCGCAGGGAAGTAGTCTGCCGTATCAACGTAGAAGATCGGTTCGTCGAACAGTAACAGCCCCGACTCACCGTCGAATTTGTACTGAAGTCCGACCACTCGGTCCCCGATCAGGGTCAACTCCGGGAGAGCTGGCTGAGCCTTTTCCTTCGGTAGCTTCAGGTACTGCCCGTAGACATTTAGAGGCTTGTACGACTCGTCAGGCCGAAGATCCTCGGTCCCTAGTAGTCGTCCATCGATCGGGAGGATCTGGTCGAGTGTTGCCAGAGTTTCCGAGCCGTCTGGTACGTCCCACGTTCCGTCTGCGAAACCCATGACACGGTACGCCGACCTGACGTAAGCGTTGGCCTCCACCTTCTGCTCGTCGGTCAGTGTGTCTATGGCCCCGGACAAAGTGTACGGCGGTGTCTGGCTCCAGCCTGCACCCGGCGTGAAAGACAGTTCGTCTATGGGGTACCACTGACCATCTGTGTCAAGTCCGACAGCTTCCATCTTCAGTCGCACCTGTGCGACTGAATCCCCGAAACAGTTCCGCATGTACCGCGGCGTCAGCTTCGGGTCAAGGGTGTCAGACCCTGCAAACATATTAGATGTAGAAAGAGTCGCCCCGGTGCCGAGCTTCACCACGGTGACGGCTTCGGAGCCAAACCCGAGGGCGACTGTGTAACCATACTCTGTGAACAGAGCTTCTGCAACCTCAACTACGTCATCGCACCTCCAGGAAACCGGAGGATAGACATCTATCGGTAATGCTGACACCACAGCACTGGCTTCACCGAGTGCCGTCATGAGAATCGTGCCGAGCGATCGAAGACTCATCTGGCGAGCCAAGCTGCCCGCACGAAGGGTGTTGTACTCCCCTGAGATCGGTACGACGCGTTTCCAGAGTTCTCGTCGGTCAAGCACTTTTATGATTGAATAGATACCGTCGTCAGTGACCCGGAGGCTGGCCAGGTCCACGACGCAGTTCGGCAGTGTGATCGTGCTGGCAAGCCAAGTAAGAGTCAGCATACCTGTCGCTGGAAGGTTTCCCCCTTGCAGGTTGTACCGGAGTAGAGCCACGTCCGGGGCGAACCCCACGGTCTGCGTGTACTCCGCCTGGACAGGCTTATCGATACTAGGGAAAGTCCAACCCATCAGGTAAGCTCCCCTACTGTTGGTACTACGAAGGCACTAAATCCCTGGGCCGTCGTTGCCTCCATCATGTACTTCCAGGAGGTACCGTACATCTCCATCTGATTCTCTGTTTCGCCTACCCGGATATCAGCAGCGTCGGTGTACTCGATCAGCCGCATCTCTCCGTGCTCGATAGTTGGGAACAGTACGTCAGCCGGTATCGGGAGGGTAGTTCTCCCGATCGCTTCTCCCTCCTGGACGTACCAGAAGGATGTGTCTGTCTGGAGGACCTGTCCGTCCGGAACCCCAACCAACTTCGGGCTGTACCGCCACTTCGGGCCGCCGGTACCCCGAACTGTCAACTTCTGCTTGAGGGAGAACAGTCCGTCACCGACGCGGATCTCTGCCCTGAGGACGATGTAGTACGTTCGGCAGTTCGTGTACTCAACCCGGCCGCCCCACGGTCCATTCATGAATGACGGTGGGACGACGACCTTGATACCGCCGAAGGTATCTTCGTTGTACAGGACGTGCCTTGTCGGGGTCCCGTCGTCCTGCAGTAGCTCAATATCCTGGTTATCCAGGTTGTACGATTCTGTCAAGTCGAACAAAGCGTCCGTCAGGGCCGCCTGCGTCACGGCTGGGTCTACATCGTCGGCAACCTTCTTCACGCCGATGATGGTGTACTCGATGATCTCGCCCATGCGGCGGTGGAACCCGTCAACGATCCATTGGCTCGAAGTGCGTACCATCACTTCGTCCTGATCGTGCGTGTATGTGCCGTAGCTGAAAATCATAAGTCCCACCTGTCAAAGTCAGACGTCTTGCCAACATTCTCCGTGAACGACCGGGCAACGAACGCCTCAGTCGACTCCAACTCTGTCTGGTCAACTGGCGACGAAAGACTCCGTCCGGGGGTGTGTTCTCGTCGTGGGGGTAAGTTTATCAAACTATCGACAACTGCAAAGAGTTCTTTCGGGTCGTACGGAAAAGCCGGCGGAACTGTGATTGTCACCTGGGACTGCGGGGTGACCTGAGCTGTACCAGTGAAGGATTGTTTCTCCCGCTCAGCCGCGGGTACACCAGCGATTGCGTCGAGAATCTTTGGTGTGGCGACCCGGCCCGCCATAGTTTCGGGGGAGTAGACTCTCGCTTCACCTACTTTGATAGGTTCCTGAGTTCGCGGGGATACGGTGCGTCCGGGGTCAAATGGTTTCTCCGCGGGGCCGGCGGACTGCACACCAGCGGGGTCACGACGTACTGGGGCTGCGGGCTGGCCGGGGCTTTGCTCCACACCAACTGGAGAGATTGGTTGTCCCGGTAGAGCCTCTTTGTATCGAACGGGTGCGGTCGGCCCGGCAAACATACCATTCGGCTTTACCTCCACCTCGACAGGTATGTCCGGGATGCCGGTGCGTGGATTGGCTGAGGCCCCGACCGATATTGGCTTGTCAGATGGCGATGCCGGAATTCCGGGGAACGGCATGACCCCAGCGATACGGCCGGGTGTACCGTCCTCGGTAGGACTGTCCTTGGGGTCCGCTGGCTGGCCCGCTGACGCGTTGGTCCCGGTGGGGGAAGCTGAGACGCCGGGCGATCCCTTGGCGGCTGCTGGTGAGGCTGAGATGCCGGGGGCAACCTTGACGTCTGTTGGCCGGGCTTCAGGGGACGCGTTACCTTCTGGGGTGACGCCCTGCGTTACAACACGCTCAATCGCGATCCTGTCGAGCAGTTCTTTCGGACGGGTCATCGGCGGCTCTTCCATTGGAGCTTCCGCCAACAAACGGATCAAATCGCTTATCTCGTCCATAAAGCACCGTCCATTCAATCAGCATCCGATTTCGGTGCCACAGTTCATCCTGCAGAGGGCACTCAAACCGATGCCTCCAGAAGTGTCTCCAGGTGAGTAACCACTTATCGTTCGACAGGCCAACAGGCTCAGACCAGTGACCCTTCAGGCATCCTCGCTGCGTTTCGCAGGGTACCTTGATATTCTTTGGCAGCGGAGTCGGCTGCCCAGACGGGCCGAAGTAAACCTCGCCCGTTTCGTGATTGAAACAATACGCTCGACAAGTTTGACAACTCGCCAGGCTCAGTCCGGGGTTTGTCGCATGTAACTGAACTGTATCGTTGAGATCCTGGAAGTCCCGGTTCTCATCCTTCACTGTGTACCCGAGGACAGCTTCGACAACCCGAGCCCGTTCTTCCGTGCTCAGGCCGGTGGGATCACCATAGACGTGATGCTGGATGAGTCGGTACCAACCATCGTCAGTACTTGACGCGGCGATCTCTCTCCACGCTTTCTTCTCAGCCCAGAGCATCGGCCGGCAGAATACGCCGGCCGATACTTCTGCGGTGAAACCATCATTCAGGTAAGCAGGTATCATGTGTTGACCAGCACGAGGTTGAAGCCGGCAACAGCGGCGGTGCGGTGTGCTTCCCATGTCATCGGCAAACGAATCTCTTCAAGTGCTCCCTCGATTGAAGGTGCCTCTGGGACGAAGATAGCGTTCGGAATATTGATCGTCAGGCTGTCGGTACCATTTGTGATCGCGAGAACGTGGTCTACTCCGGCCGCTGTTGAATCCCTGTTGTCCCAGTACAGGTCTTTCGTAGTGGCGATGTATGGGATACTCGTTGCCAGCAGCGTCTGGCGGGGACCGTTGCCAACATCCGTGACGGTGACCGAAGAGTTCCACGATGGGATCAACTTGTTGTCGATGACGAATGCGAACCTGTCGAAGCCGACACTGACCCCATCGATTGCGTACGTTGCCCCCGGGAAAGCGAATATGTTATCGACGGTGCCGTCAACCCAACTCGGCGATCCTTCGGTTTCATTCTCAGCGATCCACTGACACTCGATGGAGATCGGCAGTGTACCCGTCTGGCCCCGGAGGATCATACGCGTCATCTTGGCGTTGCTGTAGCTGTGGACCGCACCTACCGCATCGATGTCGATGGGGATACCCGTCAACGCCGCTTGGTTCGCTGTGTACGCGCCAGTCGCCAGAGTCATACCGGCCAGCGGGAGAAGTTCCTGAAGGATCGGGACCGTGATGTCATGATACGTTGTGAACTGGAACTTCCGCCGGCCGGTAGCCGTACGGTTGATGAGTGGGTCTCGATTCCCGCACAACGCGTCGGGGTTCTGTACCCGTTCGACGGAGCTGTTGTTGAGAAACTTTGCGAAACAGAACTTATTCCCGTCGATCATCATACGGGCATTTACTGGTACGGATATTGTCATCTGTGGTGCCTCACCATTACTTGGAAGGAAAGCATTGCGACCTGCTGTTCGTGTCTGATTAGGCTCTGGGCCTCGGCGGGCAGCCTCTTGACCATATGAACGACGTAGGGGTCATACACGGCTACGTCAGCGTCCTGGAGGAACGGATTCGGTACCTGTAACAACTCCGACCGGATCGAATCCATCCAATCCATGTAGGTCCTTAACGGGCCGGACTGGTCGAAATTCGAACTGTCGAGGATCTGGATCGCTACTCGTACTACCTCATCGTCGGCACAGTTTAGTCCAGCACCGATGGTAGAGTCAACAGGTAGAACGGAGATGCGGATAGCGGGGAGGGCGAGGTTTACCAATCCGGTCTCACCTCGGCCCTGCTCAACCGCTTTCCACACCTTGACTGCGTTGGGGGCAATAGTCCGCACCACCTCGCCCTGACTGGCCACGAATACCTTCGTAGCCGCCATGTCACGGACGGTGAGGAGAGTTCGGTTCAGGATGTTCCACTCGGGAGCACTCATCGCATAATCCAAACAATGTCACCAGGTTCAGTGCGGTGCGGGAATCGCACCTCTACTGGGTCTTCTGTGGGTCCTGCCGTTTCTGCCAGAGGCTGGACCAATGTCTTGTTGTGCCGGTCTTCCTTTACCCACTCGACCTTCAGCACTTCGCACCTTATACGTTTCAAACTCACATCTCCTCCTTCACGATCGAGTTGGCTGCGGCATGGAGTATCAGGAGCGTCTGCTCAAGGCACCCCCTCTTGTAGATACCCATCGTGTCCCGGTCTGGCACCAAACGCGAAACAGTAATTATGATACCGGCATCACTCCGCCGAAGAATCTCAGTCGCCAGGTCTTCCGTTGTGATCCATTCAAGCTCAGGTACCTGCGGTGGAATATCCAATGTCCTGGAGCCGCATACCGTACCACTTCGCAACAGCGGACTTGTTTCGTACGCGTCTGGCGTCGGCAGACTTTGCTTCGAGGAAGGCTGAAGCAAGTCGTGTTTTCGAAACAAGAAGTTCGTTATGATTCCCCACAGGTTTCGCACCGTATTCATCCTCCGCAAGTCTTGCTACCAAAATCTCCATCGTCGCATCACCAGTGTCGATGAGACTGGAGGCTGCGAACGATACATCGTCCACCACCAAAGTTGTGTTGGAAATGCGGCACGTAGTGGATGTGAGACGTTCAAGAACTCTCACCTCGTTGCAGTTCCGGTCGAACCTGATGTCACCGGCCTGAGTGTCACCCCAAGCACCTGTCGGAGTCGTCGTATCGTTGCTGGCGATTCTCAGCAGGACGTTGGCCCCACTCCACAGGGTCGTAACCACGTCTTCAGAAAACGTTGCCACTCCGCCTGTAACCGAAACCGTTCCACGAGCTTCTCTAACAAGGACATCGCTGGGTCTCCGCGCTTTGTACATGTACTGCAGAACGGTGTCTTCCGTTTGCTGGGTTGGAATCCACAGGTTCCACCGCTGAGGATTATTTGAATCGCCGATGAGGGCGTACCTGGTCGGTAGGATCGGTGACCAGGCAAACCCCTCCTGCAGTTCGAAGGCTTCAATGATGTCGAGCCTAACGAGCTGTGTGTTCTGCCGGCTCTCAATTACCTGCAGGATATCACCGACGTCTTGCGGCAGCGGATACACGACCTGCTGTATGACGTACGATTCGTCCGTCATATCTGCTGCCGGGTGTTTACCCTCGAACAGTTCGATAACGGTGCTGCTGATACGTCGATAGATCGGGTACCAGTTGTGGTCAATCCGGATGTGACGAGACGTAGCGTTTGTCGGCCACGTCGCGTCCGTCAGGGTTACCTGCCGTGTCGACAATACGAAGTCCACGGTGCCTGTGGTCTGACCCGCGTACGTGATGATAGATCCCATCCGGTGGAAGTAAGCCCACTCATGAAGGGACATCAGACGCGCCCAGGCAGCAAGCACTGCGTTCCGTACTTTCCCCTCAAGCCAGCCGCTGAGCGGCTGGTTGATTTGGATAGACATGTGAGACATCATATCGTCGACAGTGATCATCCGAAGTTCTTCTTTACAACAGTGTCGAGGTCGGTCGCCACACTCATCAGGTCTTCACCGCTCATCGGGCGGGAGTGGTTGTGAAGGATCTCTGCTTCGAGATCTTTCTCAGCCACATCCTCGAAGTCAGGCAGTGCTCGGTACTCAGACTTGTACCGGTTCATCACCATGTCAGACATGGCGACCTCTTGCCCCTTTGGACATTGCTGAACCGGGTGGTTCTCCCAGTCACCTTCGATGTGTTCGTTACGGTCACGCATCTTGCGTTTCACGTCCGACAGCGAATGCTTGTGGGTAACGATGCAGTCCGGGTCTCCTGGGTACTTGGCCAACCCGCGGTAGACGACAGCATCCTCTGGAAGTCTCTCACCAGTCTTCTGCTGATACATGTTCCGGTAGAGAGCCAGCATCGGCTCACAACCTTTGAACTGCTCAGTGACAGACTTGGTGTTCTTACTGAGCATCCGGTCGTCAACGCCGGTCTTTGGTGGAGATCGTGTTGCAAGCTGAGCCGCCATAGAGACGGACTCACCGTTGTCGAGCATCCGTTCGAAGGCTTCGATGGCGTAGGGGCCTGCGTCCTGCACAGCCATCCACTCCATGTTTTCTCGTCTGGTGGGGAAGCGTTCTTCACTCATGGTGAGGATTCCGTAACAACGACTTCGGGTCGCTCGAACACCGGGTGGAGTTCATCAACCTCCAGCACAGGTTCAAGGTCCGCAACCGGTATCGACTCGTATGGCGGGACGTAGGAGTCGACCACAGACATCAAGACCTTCAGCAGAGCCGACGTACCGACGCCACTGCCGAGTTTTTCTCTCAGCATCAGCTCAAGGGCGGACTTCTCAATCGCTGATAGCATTACTTACCTCCGGGTTTGGGTTTGTTACGGGCCGCCTCGGCCTGAATGTCCTGCTGCTCCTGCAGGTGAACCAGTTTCTGCAGGTGAGCCTCCTCCTGCATACGAACCTTCTGCTGATTAAACATCTCGTTCCACTGCATCTTCTGTGAGGAAGGTGCCGTGGCTCCTTGCTGTTTATACTGGGCGTCAACCAATCTGGCAACAGTCTTTGCCTTGGTCTCTTCAGTGTCGGCCTCAAGTTTCTGAGACTGCAGCATCGCCATCTGCTGCTGAGCTTGCATCGTGGCCTCGTCTGGTGCCGGCCGCCAAGGACCAAAGAAGAAGTCCTCTACGTCCTTGATCTGAGCGGCTTCTCCGAACCGGGCGAGGAAGGCATTGAGAACTTTCTCGTCACCTGTCAGCTCGGCGTACTTCTGTGCTGCCGGGATCATGAACGGTGCGATCATCTCCAGGTCGGACATATCCTTGTCGCGGTTTGGCCGCTTCAGATCCGTGGCTTCGACCCAGATCTCTACCTCGCGGCAAAGCTCCTCGAATGGTAATGACCCGAGTAGGGTATCCCACGCCATCGCACCCCACGGGCCGAGTAGTCCCTGAAGCTGTTGGCCTTTCATGTACATCGCTGAAAGCCACAGCTCCTTCGTGGAGACGTTGACCACGAACTTATGAACGTCGGTGCCCATCTTCTCAGGACGGACGTTGGAGGCCGACTGTTTGGCCTGTACGTCGGCCTGCACGCGTGCCTGCTTCTGACTGACACCGTAGTGGATATCGTCGAGTCCTGTCGCCATCTGGAATTGGTTGTCGAGGTACTGCATCCACTCCAGCAGATTGCCCTGCACCTCTGGTCGTGTCAGGAACGACACGACATCCTGGACTCGCACATTGCTGACCGGGTTGATCTTGATAATCGCCGGGTTGGCCTCGCTCTTGATTGCGGACTCAACCTCTTGCTCGTACCCGTTGTAGATGGCGATGATATCCCGTCGACGGTCCCAACTCATCTCAAGGTGAGTGACCAGCAGTACGTTCATCGCCAGCAGTGAGCCGATGCCGGGGCCAAGGACTGCCATCGGCCACGGTGTATTGTTGATCGGGTAAAAGTCCATAACCTCGACTGGCCACTTACGGTCCTTATGAACCTCGAAGATCGAGCCGAACCGGGACGTACGCCATCGCAGCATCTCCACGATCTGTTCTGGCGTGCCGTTGTTGACCAGCGATGGGGGAAGGTTCAGTGGGTGTGGAACTGTTCGGCAGAGGCATAGGTAACAATTGTCGCCTGCAAGCTGGTCAATCGCCTGACCCATCTCCCCCTGAATACCTGTGATTCGTGAACCGATACCGCCCGTTGACCAGACCTCATACCACTCAACGCGGTTCTTGTAGAGTTCTTCGTTGCGGTTCTGTGTCGCACCGAACTCCTGCGATGTATGCGTGCCCCGATTGTGCAGGTACCCGGGCGGGTAGCCGAACCGTCGTTCAACGATCCATGCTTCTTCGACGTGTCGTCGGGAGATCCAGTTGACGTCCCCCCATAGTGGGTCTGTTGCATCCGGGTCAATCAGCAGGTCGTCGACTGGGGCGTAGAATGTTCCCACGCAGGCGGCCCCCGTGGCCCTGTCTGGGTACGTCTCTGTCCAACCGCAGCCACGTCCAGTAACGAGAGCGTCCTTAACGATCATCTCGTACGTGGACTTGACGGACCCGGGATGCTGTCGACCGATGTACTCCATGACGACAGTGGCGAGACTGTTACGCATCGTGCGTTGAGCCTCGGTCATCTGCTGCTCCTGCTGGATCTGCTCCAACAGGGCCGGGTCATTCTGGCCAAGGATCTGTGCGATCTGTACTTGGTCCGGAGTGTCTGCCGTCTTGACTTCTCGGGTGGGGTTCTGCCAGTACAAGCTGGGGCCGATGATGGCGACCAGCTCGAACGCCTTGTTCAGGCTGACCATGAACTGAGGCTGGCTGACCGATGGGTAGAACTCTTTACGGAATGAGTCCTCCCACATCGTCTTGGCTGAGCTGCCAAGGAATTGCCGGCACAGCTTTGCCATGACGTTGAAACGCTCTTTCGACTTCTCTGCAGCACCGAACCGGGCGAACCACTGGTTAACCAATGGGCCGAGAACGTATCGCTGCAGTTGTTCCATGTCGAGAGGTTGCATTTACCGTCAATCCTTGATCTGCAGCATCGCAAAGGCCGTACGTGGGAGCCAAGCTCCCTTGGATCGGTAGTTCTGATTCTTCAACCGCTCATCGCCGAGAAGGCATACGCCCTTCAGGACCTGCAGCTTGCCAGTGCTGTGTGGCGTATTGTATGTCAGGTCGACCATGTTGTCCCCGCAGAAGTCTGTGACCGTGGCCACCGCCGGAACGTTGTCTGTCTGACCCTGAGCACACCACCACACCGTGTCACCGATCCAGACTGTGTGAGGGTTCTGGTCGATGACTACCTGTCGAACAATGTCTCTCGTTTTCATAGCACGTCCGGGGGTTATGGAATTCCAAGAACTATCTGACCACTGCTGGCAGATTTCTTCTGGGTGAAACGTTCTGTCAGGAACTTCTGGTCAGCCTCCCACATCAGGAGACCTGGGTCTTTAGGAACGTAGCCGGGAGGTGGACCGAGAAATTTCGGGTTGAACCCAGCGTAGTACTCCAAAGTGTCGACTTGGTCATGGGTTTGACCAGACGCAAGTTTGTCCTGCACATCCTCCTTGGTGACAGCCTTGACCAGTGTCTCAAGCTGACGAATCAATGTCGGACAAGCATGAGCCACGATGCGGAGCCGAGGCTTGCCGCAGCCGTGTCTGACCTGCATAAGCGTCCGGAGTTTCAGCGACCTGTTAATCCAGACAGTCTCACCCCTGAGAAACATACCGCCTGTGAGTTGACATTGCAAGCCCGCCTTCTTGAACTCCATTTCGTAGTTCTGAAAAACCGTGTGTGCGTGCCCCATCGGGGTCTGGTCACCAGCCTTGGCGTCCCCGATAAACCGGGAATAGTATCGAAAAGGGTCGACTGCCTTAGCCCGGCGGGCCATCTCTCCCGCGTGGATACGGGGCACCGCCATCTCGCGGAACACGATGTGGTAGGGTTCTTCGTCATGCCAGAAAGACTCGGGCGGTATGGCCACCCAGAGCAGGGCCGGCCGGGCGGTACCTGGGTCGAGGATCAGGTCGACGCACCAATCCGGAGGTACGTTCCAGTTCAACCGACGCATCGCGTCCGTGACCTTGTCGTTGAGCGGGCTACCGTCGCCGTAGTCAACACAGTGAATCCGCCGATCGAATTCGGGGTAGGCAAGGATGTTGTCGACCACGAACTGACCGTAATCGCGGGCACGGAGTTGTTCTTCGGTCCAGCCCTCGGCTCGCTTCCGCTTCTCGTCGTCATCCACGAAGGGGGACTTCGAACCCATGAAGATGAAGTTCGTGACGTCGGCTTTCTTGCGGGTGCCGAGCTGGACTTCTTCACGCTGGGCTTCACACCTCCGGTACAGATTCAGCAGAGCTGGTGTCGAGGCGTTCGGCCACGACGTCCAGAAGATCCGACCTTTCCTGTCCGACAGTCGAGACTGCCATTCTGGGTAGTGCTCGCTGTTCTCAATCTCTTCGTCAATCCAGATGATGTTGACAGGGTCCCCTCGTTTCACCGCACCTGATGAAGCGAACGCGTAGACCGTCGACCCGTCTTTCATGATCAATGAATCGAACTGGAAGGCTGCCTTGTTTGACCATGACTCCTTCTCGATCTCCGATGGTGGGATCAGGGGTGGCGCCGGCTTACGATCCTGTACCGGGATCTGATCATCGCCGGGGATACGGCCGGGCTGCCAGGCTCTCCACAGTCCGGTCTTACCGTCTCGAACCATGTCGAACGCACCAGGCTTGCAAAGCAGTCGATAGATGGTCTGCCCGATGTGGTTGAGCTGCAGACCGACAAGCCAGACGTTGACAGGGCGTTCCTTCCATCCGGGCTCACGACACTCGTGCTTCGATCCGTCTGCGAACGTGATAGGTTTGTTGCGGAGGTACGAGGCAATCATGGCGGCCACGATGGTGGACTTACCTGATCGTGTACCCCCTTGAACCAGAGTCTCGGACGTGTCGCAGGTGACTACCGCCTCCTGGTACTCTGTAGGTCTGAAGATCTCCAGTGCATCGACCTTGGCCTTTGCCAGCTTGGCCGCGGCGGCCAGACCGATCTGCGTGTCTTGTCTATCCCTCAGTGCCTGACGGATCTTGTCTTTGATATCATCGCTCAAAACGCACCCCCATAATTGTTCTGCCGTGCCAACAGGTGGAACACCGCCCCCGCCACGATTGGTTTCATCGCGTTCGGCACTTCCATCTTCTCTCGCATCGGGTTTGTCATATCCAGCAGGTCGTCCTCAGCGATACCTCGGCGAGCTGGTACGGCCTGCTGCTCCACCATCGTGGTTGGGTTGATCGGCATCCGCTGCCCGTCGATCTCTCGGACTCGCATCTGGTTGAGGAGGTCTTGATCCCAGATTGCATAGTTGTACGTCTGGCCCCTCGTGGACCCGGCGAGGTTCTTCATTCCCGGTACACCTGCCGCCTTCAAGCCCGCTGTATCAGCGAGTGTTGCGTCGGCTGGACGGTTACCCATTAGCACTTGGGCCAAGTCCTCACCGGTCCACAGCTTATCCGCCATCTGATCAAAGTAGTACGGATGGATTCCCCCGGTCCCCGTCATCTCGGCTTTAAAGGCGAGTTCCCCCTGTATCGATTCCTGTAGCCGTCGTCTTGCCTCAAGAAGTGGCGTAGGGTCCCCGTCCTTCACCGGGGTGAGCGGGTCTATCCCGTACTGCTTCTTTAACGTGGCAATCTCACGCCGTGCAGCATCGGTGTTCTCTTGCAGGCTGGCGTACTGGTCAAACTTCTGTACCGTTGGGTTTGAATTTATGAACTCCTGGGCGGCAGGCGGTTGATCATGTATCCCACCCTCCCACTTCATGAAGCTATCCTTGGTCCCCAACGGGGTGTCGTACTTGTAGAGCCTCGCCCGGTTGGGGTTCTTTCCGAGGAGTTTATACATCTCAGGTCTATCGGGCACCGTCGAGTGCCATCTCGGCTGTCCTGAGGGCCGGTACACTCCTTGACTGTCCTCCGCCATGCCTTGTACTTTTACAGCCCACTGCTCCCCGTTACCTCCGGGTTTGAACTCTAGAACACGATCAACCCGTTCCCCCATATACCCCTGAAGTAAAGTCTTCCCGGGTTCAAAGTACTTGGCCAAAGCGGATTCACCTCGGTAGAACTCCTCGTCCAGCTTGTCCTGTACTATTTCTTGATACCTGGCGGAAGTTGCCTCCACGTCTGCCTTGTACGCCCCGGGACTAAAGATGTTCGCTCCCTCCCCGGTCTTGAGTCTACCGAGGTCGAATATGCCGTACGGGTGCTGCTCTGTGGCGGAGGCTGACATGTCGTGCCCGCCGTGGTGCATAGTCTCCTTGCCGGGGAACATCGGGTCTTCGCCGCCCGGTGTGTACCCGAGACGCTTCATCGGGTTCTCTGCACGTAGTGACTCTACCTGACGTGATAGGTCGTCGTACTCAGCTCGGTACCCTGCTCTGTCAAGTGATGCCATAGTGCCATCTGTGAGACCCTCCCCCCTCGCAATAGATATCTCGTCGAAGAGTACCCCAGCACCCATGTTCTCTTCGTAAGCCCCCGCTGAGTATAGGAGGTCGTCCTTCCGCGACTCCAAGTCCGCAACCTGATCTTTCCAGTTCGGGGCAGCCGTCATCGGGTTCTTAGGCTGGGGCTTGGGTCCCGGTACTGCCCCGACGAAGTACTTCGGGTCCAGTACTCCAGGGCTTCTGGCGATGTTATCGTGGAGTCTCAGTTCGCCTTCCGGGAAGTCGAAGATTACTGCCTGACCCCCGCTGAATCGTGGGTCATTCGGAGGCGAGTAGTTGACCTTACTACCATCGCCCCATACTTGAGCCGTACTGGACAGCATCCCTTGGCGGCTGTAGTCAAGACCTGACTCTCTGATCTGATCGACATTCTCCGGCGAAGCCCAATGTACCGCCCGTGCGAAACCTGGCTGAAGTTCCGGAATACCCTCTGGTAGCGTAGGGCTGGTGGGAACTTCTGGCCGCCCCGCCACCTTCGGATTCACCATAGAGTACTTGCCAGCGTTCGCAAGGTTCTCTGCGTCTATCCCGGCGTTCGCAACCTTGGCCGCCTTACGACCTTTCAGAGCTTTGAGGATCGCACCACCGGGGATCAGATTCGTCGGGTCGAGCAGCATCTCCGCCCCGAACCCGGCGATGTCTTTGACACCCTCCATCGGGTTGTCGAGCCAGCCGGACATGCCGGTCTCTTCGTTCTCACTGACACCGAAGCGGGCGTGAAGTACGTCTCGGCCTGTCGCACGGTTCCCATCCGAGAACGGTGTGAGCCACTGGTCGAACGGATTGTTGCCGGTCAACAGGTCGCGTACGGAAGAACCCGGGAGGTCGAGAGCGTTGCCAGCGTAGCCGAGAATATCAAGTAAACTTGGCATCGATAACCTCCACCTTTGGGCCTGACTCTAACCTGTCGATTGCTCTGCCAGCCGCCTGCAACACCATCTCCGGATCGATGTCTACGATCATGTCGAGGATCTTCAACCGGAACTCTTCGTCTGTCTCGATCTGTAGCAACGCAGCCTGGCTTGCGATCGCCATGAGGTCGCCTTCTGACACGTCAGCCAGTGGGTCCGCGGTCTCACCAACCAGCTTGTCCCTGTCAGCCGCCAGCTTGACGAGGATCTCGGTGAGACCTTTGGCGACCTTCCAGTCAACATCGTGGAATGCCTTCAGGTCATCGGGGAGATGATCTCCCTTCACCTGCCGAAGATCCCTCACGATCATCCGGCCCAGCTCAGCCTCTCCTCCAAGCTCCGCCATAGCCGCGTCAGCGATGGCGAGCGACATAGGCTGGCTGTTACGCCTGACTTCGTTGATGGCGTCTCTGAAGCCCTTCTTGGGGAGCTGAGCGGCCAGGACAGCGATGGTGCCTGCTGCCTTTGTGTTGTCTTCGCATGTCATACAGAAACCTCTGGGGGAGACATCTCGTACCGGTAGTCCGCACGGGCCTGTGCAGATTGTGCGTCCCGGGAAAACAGAAAGGGGCAGGCAAGTCGAGCCTGCCTGCCCCTTCGATTCTTTTTGACTGTCAGCCATTTTACTTCCGAGTGTTCGGAGTCAGCGTGACCTGGATCGGGTTACCGGGCTGAACCGTTTGGACGGTCTGAGTACTGTGGATACCTGCAGGAGGACTTGGAGGCAAGACGTTCATGTTAGGATCACCACCCTTCGTAGCCGTGAGGCAAAAGTAAAACCGTCGTACGCCGCAATCGACGTACGACATGTTTGACGCATATCAGCCCTTGTAGGCTGAGAACGGGTTGTTGAAGAACACACGGGCCCGACCACCAGAAGAACCGGCTTCGGCCGAGATACCAGAGTGACCCACAGAGTTCGTACCGGCAGTACCGGTTCCGAACTTGCCGCTGGCCAGAGTCTGAACAACACCGAGGCTGGTCAAGTCGCCAGCACCGACTTCAACGTCGATTGGACCTTCGATGATCAGCCAGAAGTATGAACCGTTGGCAACGGTTACGGCTGCACCGAGGAATGGGTCAACCACGCCGTCACAGCGAAGGTTGGCACCACTCAGAGCACCGATCGTCTTGCCGACTCCACCAGCCTTGTACGTGACACCGAGGCCGCTCGCAAGCGTTCCACCTGAGTCGTTCTTCACGAACACTGCCTTCAGGTTGGCTGCGGACTCAGGATACCAGTTTACCGCGGAGTCGCGGTTAATGTCTGCGAATCGTTTGACGACTCCCAGATACCGATCGTCTTCGACAATGTCGACCTGGCCCAAATTCATCTGAATGTTACATGACATATTGCACCGCTCCAAACGGGGAGAATTGAATCAGAGAGTAAGAAGACGCCCGGCCGGTTAGGCCGGGCTCAGTTTCAATCATCAGACCTTGATGAAGCGGGCCAAGTACTTTGGCTGGAACTTGAAGTTCCCGTAGCACGAAGCGTAGTACAGGTACCCGACGTCCTTCACGGAGTAGTCAGGACCCTTCGCACCGTAGATCTGATCGTGGACGAAGAAGGCTTCGACGTACTGTGGCAAGTACATGTAGGCTTCGCCTGTTGGCACTGCATAGTCCATCGAGTAGACCATGCCGTCAACCATCAGGGTTTCACCTGGATAGCCAAGGTCACCGTCTTTGAACGGCATCATCTGGCGGTTGTTCTCGCGGAAGCTGTTCTTGAACTCCGTGAACATTTCAGACGCCATGACCATGTTTGGCATCGCACCAACCATCGACTGGCCGCCGCGGTGAAGCATTGCGGTCAGAGCGTAGCTGGCTGCGATCACTGCGTTGGTCGCGAAGTCTGTGGCTGCCGTGTTCCACGC